CTTTACAAATAGTAGAGCAAGAAGATGTACTTGCAAGAGATGCCAATACAGTAAATATTCAAGGAACTTCGTTTGGTCAAGATTTAAAAACGCAGATTAATACTTTTGCTGATGGCGAAACATTAACTCTACTTAGAAGTGTTAGTCAGTATGCACGAGTTGATATAGATGGCACTGCTTCTTATACTGTTATCTTCATACAAGATGGGGTTTCTAATATAGTTCAAGTGAATGGAACTGGAACTGTTATAACGATAACTCAAGGCAATTAAAAAATTAATTATTCCACTTTATATATAGGTCTTTGACTGTATCGTAAAGTCTGTAGTTCAACATAAAAAAATCTTTATCTTTTCTACATTCTTTTTCAAATGTTAAAACAAAATCCATATCTAAACAGTAATCACATTCTTGTGAACTTGCACATAAATTAGATTCAGTTGAATTTTTACACTTCCAATTATATCCACTCATTATTTATTCCTATTATTAAATTTAATTACTGATTTAGCTGTTTCCATTACAAAACCTGCAAAGTTATCATCAGCAGTAATAAGTGATACATTTTCAGACCTAAATTGTTTCCATGCTGTACCACCTTCCATTTGCTTGTACAGTGAGTCATATGTTGTTTTAAGTTCGTTTGTCATTTTGTTACCTTCTAAGTTATTGTTTATCATGTAGTTATTATAACAACCCCATATATAAATACAACCCTCTATGACAAAATAAATACATGAAAAAATTAATTATTCCTATTATTGTTTTATTGTCTTTGCCTTTAATATTTCAAAGCACACCAACTGAAATATTGAAACTTAGAACTTTTGACGTTGTTGTCAAACAATACGAACCTTCAGGTAATTTTGTTATTTTAAATATTACAGAAGATGATATTGAAAATGAAGGTGGTTATCCATTGCCAAGAAGAAGATTAGCAGAGATACAAGTAGAACTTATTAACGCAGGTGCTATTGGAGTTGGTTGGGTTATGTCATTTCCACAAGCAGATAGAATGGGTGGAGATCAGGTCTTTGCTACTGCATTAGGTTATGCACCATCTGTAATAGCTATGTTTGAAGACGGAAATAATAATTACCCTAAACCTACTGGAACTGTTGTTAAAGGCAATGATGTTCGTGCTATAGTTTCTGAGGGAGTCAAGGAAAACCTGAACACTCTAGCTAAAAATACATTACAGGGATTAGCCATTGCTCCCACCGAAGTAGACCTTCTTGTCAGAAGAATCCCACTATTAGTACAAACGCCTGATAACAACTGGATTCCTGCTTTTGGAACACAGGTTTACAAGGCTTTATTTGGTGTTAAGACATACATTATAAAAACTAATGATAATGGTATAGAGGAGATATCAATCAGAGGGATACCACCTGTTAAAACAGATAGCCTTGGTCGTAAATGGATATCATGGGTTGATACACCACAAACTGATTTAAAAGAAATGAATGTTTCAGGTAAGTTTGTATTTATTGGCGTAACTGCTAATGGCGTCATGCCACAGATAGGTATACCTAATGGTCAATTAATGGAACCACATAAAATACAAGCAGCACTTGCTGAATCAATTTTAATACAAGACAGCCCATACATACCTGATTGGAGTTTAGCTGCTGAAATGGGTATTTTTTTGATTTTCGTAACTCTGACATGGCTTCTAATCACTTCTTTAGGTGTAACCATAGGTGTAAGTATGGGTATTTTTTCTATGTTATTAACAGCTTATACAGGATATGAACTTATCAACAGGGGTATATTAATAGATGTTACTTGGACATTGATCTCACAATTTACTATAGGTGCTATAGCATTCTATTTAAGATTTAGAGAACAATTTAAACTTAGACTACAAATTAAAAAACAATTTGAGCATTACTTAGACCCTAGGCAAGTCAAGCAACTGCAAAAAAACCCTGAACTATTAAAACTAGGTGGTGAGAAAAGATACGCTACATTTTTATTTACTGATGTTCGTGGTTTTACAGCTCTATCTGAAACATTAGAGCCTGAGCAAGTAACTTACATAATGAATAAAGCACTCACAGCCCAACAAACTGCAGTTCAAAAACACGGAGGAATGGTTGATAAATATATTGGTGATGCAATGATGGCAATATTTAATGCACCTATAGATTTGGAAAACCATGAAACTAAAGCCCTAATGTGTGCTATTGATATACAAAAGAATATGATTTCTTTGAATGCAGAATTGTCTATAGAAAATATACCTGCAGTAAAAATAGGTATAGGGATAAATACAGGTTATGCAGTGATTGGTAATATGGGTTCTGAAAATCGTTTTGATTATACTGCAATTGGTGATGCAGTTAATGTAGCTGCAAGACTTGAATCAGGAACAAAAAATGCAGGTGTTGATTTACTTATTGGTCAAACAACAGAAAATGCTATAGAATTTGACCTAATACCTTTAGACCCAATAGAAGCTAAAGGCAAAAGTGAAAAGTTACAGGTGTACACATGGGATACAAATTATCAATAATACTAGGTGGTTTATTGCTTCTTTCAGTTAGTGGCTCTGTTTGGTATATAGACAGACTTCAAGACAACATATCAACACTAAAAGGCAATCAGATTGCCTTAGAGAATTCTATAGCACAACAAAACGACTCTATAAAATCCTATCTTGAGAATCAGGCAAAGGCACAAAAGCAAATCCAATCATTAGAAAAAGACAAACAGGAAGCAGTAAGAGAAGTAAACAAATTACGAACAACCTTTGCAAAACATGATTTAGATAATTTAGCACTGAAGAAACCTAAGTTAATAGAAAACATTGTGAACAAGGGTACAAAAAAAGTCAAAGAAGAATTGATAGCACTTACAGACCCGAGACAGTTTGATGAATAATTACAAAACCATATTATGTATTTCATGTCTTTTAGTTCTTGCTAATTGTTCAATGATACCAACAGCACAACCAGTTAAGGTTGTAACAATCGCAGAGCCAGTACCTATGTACCATCCACCCCTCCCCCTAGAATTAGGAATGGTAGATATAGACTGGGAAATATTAACCCCTATGTTAATGAATGAATACCTTGCTTCTTATGAAGATGGCTCTGCACCTGCTACTGCTTATTACACTTTGACAAGTAAAGAATATGAAAATCTATCTATGAATATGGCTGAAATAAAAAGATATTTAAGAGATACGTTATCTATAATCAAGTTTTATCGTGAATATGACAAAAAAGATAATCCTGAAGAAAACGTGAAAGATAACAAATAATTTGATACCATTTAATCTCATTCATTATAGGAGATAATATTATGATGGGAATGATAGGAGAATGGTTAGGAGTAGTTACTGGAGTTGTATGTGCAGCTTCCATTATTTGCTCTGTTACGCCAACACCAAAAGATGATGTTTTAATCGGTAAGCTCTATAAAATTTTAGAGATAGCTGCTTTAAACATTGGCAAGGCTAAGAAGTAGTCATGTCATCAAAAGTCACACCATTTGTATACAACGCTATACTTGAAAGGGTAATAGATGGAGACACCATAGACGTGACTTTGGATTTGGGCTTCGCAGTAAAACTTCACAAACAACGCGTCAGATTAGCAGGTATAGATACGCCCGAATCACGCACACGAAATTTAGAAGAAAAAGCATTAGGGCTTAAAGCAAAAGCAAGACTTATAGAACTATGCGTAGGCTCATTTAAAATACAATCATTAGGCAAAGGTAAATATGGCAGAATACTTGGTATCCCTTATACAGAAGATAGCGAAGATATTTGTCAAATGCTTATCAAAGAAAAACACGCAGTTGAATACTGGGGTGGAACTAAAACAGGAAAAATCTTGGAAGATGGAACATGGGGAGAAGACTAATATGAAAATATCAATAGAAGGAATAGCACTAATCAAAAAGTTTGAAGGGTGCAGATTAGAAAGTTACAAATGTGCAGCAGGAGTTCCAACAATCGGATATGGAAGCACTAAACTTGTTGAGATGGGTATGACGATAACTCAAGAGGGTGCTGAAGAACTTTTACTTAAAGATATTGCAGAGTTTGAAGAGTTTGTACTAGAAGCAAGTGAAATGCCGCTTAGCCAACACCAGTTTGATGCTTTAGTTTCTTGGACGTTCAACTTAGGACCATCTAATTTAAACGCTTCTACCATGCTTAAGGTTCTTAATAAGGGTGAATACGAAGATGTACCTGCACAAATTAAGAGATGGAATAAAGCAGGTGGTAAAGTGCTAGACGGATTGATCAGAAGAAGAGAAGCAGAAGCTCTATTGTTTGCAGGATTAGATTGGCAAAATGTCTAAAGGTTCTAAAAGACGAAAAGAAGATACACAAAAAGTATTAGAGAACTGGGATAGTATTTTCGGAAAAAAGAAAGTCAGCATTACTGACCTTAAAAATGAAATAGAGATTAAAAATGGCACTAAGCAAAACACAAAATCATAGACTCGGCTCAATACTAGCAGTCATGTTTAAAGACTCTTTACCAAGTGAGATACTAACTGACTTAATAAAAGATGGTTTTGTAGAAGTAAAAGGTCAAGATTATAGTCTCACTGAAAAAGGTCTTGATGAAAAGAACAGGCTATGCACATTAAGTGGCTTAAATATTATGTATTCTTCTGAAAAGAAAAAAGAATCTTAATCAACTTCATCTTCAATGTCATCTTCAATGTCTTTTTTTGATTTTGTTATAAAATTGTAATTTGTAAAAAAGTTATGATTTAATTCTTCTTTTAAAATTTTTTTAAGTTCAAGTATGTCATCTACTTTTTTTCTATCCTCTTCTAAAAAGTCAAAAAGATTTTCAATAATAAACATTTAGTGATTCTCGTTATTTTCTCTTTTATTTTGTATATCTAAAAATATTACGTCTATCTTGGTTTCAATATCTTCAATTAAAAAATATGTTTCCTCTATAACTTCATCTGTTTTTTCAACATTTT